GCCCTTTGCCCTGAACACCGTGCTGAAGCCGCTGCAACACTACATGTGGCGCGCGCTAAAGGAGCGGAAGGAGACTGCGCTGGTAGGGCAGTACATCGACGAACAGTACCTATGCTCAATCCTCGGGAAGCTGCGGCCGGGGGAGTCCTACATTTCTGTGGACTACTCGGACGCGACCAACGAGATTCAGAGCTGGGTCAGCGAGGTGATCGCGGACGAGCTCGCGGAAGTCATCGGCTTGGAGCCGGACTACCGTGAGCTGTTCCTGCGGTCATTGACGGGGCACACGATCGCGCAGAGCGCGCGCATGGAGAAGGGAGGAGACCGCAAGCCGGCCGCCACGCAGAAACGTGGACAGCTAATGGGCAGCATCACTTCCTTCCCTATCCTGTGCCTCGGCAACCTCACCGTGGTACGATGGAGTCAGGAGGTAGGGCGAAATCGCATACTTTCGCTCGATCGCATGAACGCCTGTGTAAACGGCGATGATGCGGTCATCCGCGGGACGGAAGAGACCTTCGACGCGTGGGGGAAGATAGCCAGTTACGGCGGTCTCCACCCAAGCATCGGAAAGGTCTACCGTTCGACGGAATTCCTCAACATGAACTCAACGCACTTCGAAGTCGTCGAAGACTATTGCCAGCGCGGGAAAGACGTGTGGGTGGAGGTCGTGGTGGCGGCAGAGGGCAGCCGCCTGACCAAGCGCCGGGTCCGCAAACGGACCGGCAGCTATGAGAAGCAGGTGCTCTTCCTTACGCGGACCAAGTATGTCAATCTCGGCCTGCTAAAAGGGTACAAGCGCTCCGAATCGAAGGCGTCAGTGGCAGACGTGGGTCTGCCTGACAGCCTAGGTAAGGTCGCGCAGTGGCTGGTGGCATCATCGCCAAGGGAAGCGAGAGAATGGGCCCTCAAGAAGTTCCTAAACACACATTGGGAGAGTCTCAGCGATAAACGACTGAAACTCCCCTGGTTTGTGCCGGAGCATCTCGGGGGCCTCGGTATCCCGCGACCCAAGCCGGTGACCGCCCGCCAGAAGGAGGCAGAGGAGCGCGATATGCGCTTCGCCGCCGCCATGTACCAGCAGCTGGGCTTCAAGGTCATGCCGTCACGACCGACGCATAAGGCGTGGATGATCTGGGACCACCTCGTGGGAGCGGAAGTCGGAAAAGATCCGACCGCCTTCCACGAGTATGGTATACCGCTGGGCAACGAGAAGGTCGTAGAGGGACGTCAAGCAATTGACGTTCTTTTCAACCATCCGCTGAAGCAGCTGTTCCAGGAACCACACCAAGGGGAGCAGGCCGAGGAAAAGGCCCGCAACCTATACGCGTCATGGCTGCGCAAGACAGAAAAGATTGCCGCAAACGCGCGCAAACTCATGAGTCAAGTGCAGCCCTTCACACCACACACCCTGCCGGGGGAGCGAGATCGCTCAACCCTCGGCACCATCATCCTACCTGCGGCCCAAGGGCCAAGACCGCAGGGTTCCGTCCATCTGGGATCCTTCAATCCCGAGCTCGCCTGGGCAGAGAGTGTCTACAACGACGACTCTCACCTATGGCAATGAGCTCATCCACACTCCTACACACCAGCAGCCCCACAAGGGGCGGTACCGGGGAGGGTTATGCACTAGAGTAAGCCTTATTCAGAGCCCAC